ATCGTTGCGTCTGGCGTAAGAGAAAAAGCTGCGTAGTTATTATCAGACCCGGTGAACCAAGACAGACTTGCACCGCCCTCAGTGCCATCCGCAATCTTAGCAATAATGCCAAGAGTGCCTCCAGTCCCCGCACCGGTAAAACTGTTTATTAACGTCCAGCCAGATGGAGTTGTTGGAATGGTCTCGTTGGTAATGTCATAGTGCATGGCAACCAAAAGGTCGCCAGCCGACACCGTTGCAGGTAACGTTATGTCAGCTTGTCTACCGCCAGAACTAGCAGAGTTTAAAGTAAAAGCTACCATATTACGTTACCTGCATTTTTAATTAGGCAATACGAATAATTGCATTAGAAGCATCCGCAGTTGGGAAAGTAATAGTAAAGTCACCAGCTGTAGAAGTCTTAGTCCCACCAAAATCAATTACACATATAGCTGCATTAGCTGCTGTAGAGTTGTAAATAATACAACCGTCTGCAGAAATAGTAGCAGTACTGAATACTTCATCTGCAATATCTACGATTGCTGTTGTCCCTGATACAGAAATAGTAACACTGTCTAATACAGCACCGCCAGCACTATAGCCAGTACCGGATGCTTCATCTGAGTTACCTGTTACGTCAGAGTAGTTAGTAGTTGCAGCACCATACGTACCCGCAGGTGATGCCTTAATTAGTGCAAGCTTAATACTATCAGTATCTAAATCATGAGTACCACCCAGTAGTTCTGATTTGAAGCTTGTACACATTGCTGTTGTGATAGCCATATTTAAATCCCTTTTTACGTACATATAAGTGGGCCACAACTAAGCAGCCCACTCATTATTTTAGTTACGTGTTAAGCCAAGTTGTAACGTGCAGTTACAAGTGCTTCTGGACGCAAGATCTTACGACCATACAGATGCATACCACGAACGATGTCAGCAAAGCTGTCTGGGTCACGGTATGTTTCAGTTTTGTTGATCTGCTCTGCAGTTGCAACAGCTGAGTCATGACCAGCTACGATTACACCGTAGTTGTCATCCTGTGCAGTTGTACCTGTAGTTGCAGCACCAGTACCCACTGAAGGCAGGTTGTTGGTTACGTGTACACGGAAACCGTGGAAGTTATTCACCACCAAACCGTTCATCAAGCCTGAACCACCGAAGTCTGAGTTCAAAAGACGTGAATCTTCGTCACGAAGGATCTCCATCATTTCAGGTGAAATGACAACCCAACGACCTGTAGATGGTACACTCTGAGCATCCATGACACGAGCCATGCGAGACAGAACCATAGAAGGTGAAGCATACGCAGTTGGCAAGGCAGTCGCACCCGGCAGACGTGCTGCGATTGGGATAGAGTCACCTGTTGTACCAGCAGAAGCTGTAGTTGTGATGTTGCCAAAGCTTGCCATGTTCAGCTTGTTAGCTGCCAAAAGTTCATCAGAACCAGCTGCAGTGTTAGCTTTAGTACCATTTACTGTAGTGTTGACGCCATCAGCATTGTCATGCAAAGTAGACTGAGCATAACCGGACAAGTAGCCAAGAACTTCTTGGTCATACTGGTCAGCCAAACGATAAGCTGCACGATCACTTGCAAGGCTTTGGAAATTGACGTGGCTATGAGCCTCTTCAATATCGTCTACTTTGAAAGCAAAATAGTTAGCTTTATCAACAACTAACGAGAAATCGGCATCAGCCAAATCCTGTGGTGCAATTGTAGTACCACGCAGATAAGCTGAGACTGAGATTTCAGGCTCTTTGATGATTTTTACTGTATCGCCCATGTTGGCGATTTCTCCGAAATAATCATTGTTAGTGATTGCTTCAGTGATAGATGCTTTGCGGAACGCAAGTTGCACCTGTTTGGAATAGATAACTGGTGAGAAGTTACCATTTGGGAGGTTGCTATAACCCCCTGCGGAACCGAATGCCATTGTAATTCTCCTTAGCATTAGTTTTACAGATGCAAACTATGTATTACTTAGTGTAGAGGCTAATCGTTTGTGGGTGCATTTATTATCTAAACTACAATGATCAGTCATACTTTAGGTTAAAATGGGCCACACGTTTTAGGTGATCCGAAAAGTTATATTGTTTGCTAAAATAGTGTTTGTAGTGTGGGTAACCGTAGTTGATACCTAGCAGGGCCACACTACTACTACACTTATTCACATATAGTTATATCATAAATAACTTATATGTCAATACGATTTAACGGGCAGAACCTGATATATCGTAAATAAATTGCCCAGAACGAATAGCTTCCATGATTTCATCAGAATGTTTTTCGTACTCGGCTGCCGACATCTTTTGAACATCGGATTCTAGGATGGCCCCATTACCACTTTGTGAACTTGGAGCACTGCGTTGGTTCCGTGTATTCACAGAACGTGCCGCATCTTTTGAGGTACTAGACTTTTTAGCTTTAATACCTTTATCTGATTTATAAAGATCAATAGCACGAGCAGCTGACCTTGCATCATTATCGTTATTATACAATGCGTCTTGTACCCACTTAGGCTGTTCGTCTGCCCATTCATGGAAGTCATCACTCTCACGAATACTATCAAAGTCAGGATGCATTTGCATCAATGCTGCTTCAGCTTTTTCCCGTACTGCAGATTCTCGCATTTCATCTACTGCACGTACACGATCTTCTAAGTCTGCAGATTGTTCTTTTGCTTTCTTGATTGCAATAGTTTCTACAATAGCTGCAACATCGGGATACTTTTTAGTCCAAGCTTCAATGTCTTCATCAGACTTGGGTAGTTTGATTTCTTGTTTGGTTGCTTGGTTTAATTGTTGCTCAAGTGCTACAATACGATCTTCATATTCTTTTTCTTTAGTTTGCTGGTGTCGCCGTAGATCACCATAACGTTTTTTAAAACTACGTTCTTCTGCATTTGTAGGTTCAGCTTCTTGAGGTTCATTATCTTCTTCTACTTCGCCTTTTTGTTCTGCAATCAAACGTTCTAGTTCTTCTTCATCTCGTTTGTGTCGATCTTCGTTTGAATACTTCTTATTAGCAAATGCTACTTTCTTAGGGGCTTCCATAGTTGAAGCCATTACTTCCATATTTTCTGACATTTAGTCTTCCTTACTGGGGCCACCGTAGCCTTGTTGGAGGGGGATGGGTAGGCCAGTCAAATGAGGTGCTTACTTTTTCTTTCTTTTGGCAAAGCCACCTCTACTTAGTCCACTTATTCCCATTGCAGTATCTAATTCTGCACCACCTGTGCTTGCTGTAGGTGATAGGTTGTCTGTTTTTAATGCTACAGCTGCTGTTTTATCTGCCGTAGACATTCCCTGAAGATTGCCCACATTAGATGTAGGTGCAGAAAATGCAGAAAATACACCATCGTCATCATCATCATCATCTCCACCACTCTGTACAGGTGCAGCAGGTGCAGCAGGTGCAGCAGCAGGAGGTGTATCCGCACTTTGTACAATTGTATCTACATTATTCATAGCCTTTTCAAGATACGATTCAGTAGCTTGACTTGATGCACCTTCACCAAAGCCTGATAATGAGGACATAGCCGTAGCTCTGCTTTCATTGGCAATCAAATCAGATATACTTTTACGAAGATCATCTACAGCAGTTGTAACAGTAGCAGGGCCAGCTTCTAGTTCTACGTCAGATCTACTAGGTAATGTTAGTTCAGTTAACGAAGGTACTGAAACAGTAGGTTCTTCTGGCATAGCTATGTTTGGCGGCTCGTCTATTCTATTTTCATTTTCTCCAAATCCAAACCTGCTTTTTTTATCAGGCTGAAATAATGTTTTATCTTCAAATTCTCCAGTATCAAGTTTGGTTAAATAGCTTTGAAGCTCCTTCACACGAGGAAGTTCTGGTGTAGTAGGTCCGTCAGTAGCTTCTAAATCATCAGCCTCAACAATATAGTTACTTCTATCATCAAACGAATTTGCCTCAGTTTCTCTAAAATTTTCTGCTGTAGTTGGAAGCCCATCAGGACGAGATTGTGGACGTAAACTTTTGTTAACAGCTTGTTCAGTTGCAGCATCAGATTCACTTGGGTCTTGATCGGCTACAGTACTTGCTACTGTTTTTGCTTTTTCTTTTTCTTCTTCACCAAAACCTAGTGCATCAACTACGGGATCTAAAATTTCACCAAGTAATGTAGACAGTATACCTTTGCCTTTTTTAGTCGTTAAACGTTTTGTAATACTTTTTGTCGTATCAACTTGACCAGCAATAGGAGTTTTCTTTGCTTGAGCAAGTTTTTCGGGAAGCATACCTTCTATGATTTTCTTTTGCTTCTTAACTGTAAGTGCCGCAGCAGCAGCAATTAGTGGATTAATAGCAGCAAGAATACCCACAACTACATTACCAGTAGTAGTAATTTTTTCTGCTTCTTTGAGCCATAAATCCAATGCTTTACCGTCTGCGCCAGATGTGTCCATATTCCATCCACCAAGTTTCTCGAACTCTGATTGTGGTGGCGGGGGTGGCGGATCGTTATCATCACTAGATTGTACAGCTTCTTCTACAGGTGTTTCTTCTGCCGCAGCACCTTCAGGCAAATAGCCAGCTGGAACTGGGTATACAGGATTTCCATTTAGGAATGGTATCATCAAAGTCTTGCCATCAGCATTGACATACTTACGTACATCTTGGTTGCTAGGATCAAACATGGGAGTTACAAATGTACCCCTTTTAGCATGGAGTACGCCACCTTGGTATTTTTCTTGTGGTTCATCATCATCGTCATCTTCTTCCATGACCATAATCTCTAGAACATCAAAAGGTAAATCATCTGGAATAATAGCTTCTTCACTATTACCCATCTGACCCATAGCTTCCATTTGTTTTAGTCCCATTTTAGCTTCTTGTCGTAGCTGCATAAGTCGATTAAGACCCAAGTAACGTACAACATCTGCAGGAAAAACAAACTCACCTTCACTGAGCATAGCAGGAATATCATCTCGTACTTCTTCACGAGTACTACCTACAGGTACATCGTTACCAGATACTTCATCAATCATGCCACCTTCGTCTTTAAGGCCACCATCATTAAATAGTTCCATTTGTTTTTCGTACATACTACTATCCTTATTGAGATTTTAAAACTTCATCACGTAAAAGTTTTAGTCTACGTAACTGATATATTGCGCCTTGTGATCTATGAAGAACAATAGTATCATTACTTTGTTCCATGGACCTATGTTGTTGTGTTATTAATGTATCTAAGTACTCTTCAAAGTTAGCCCATTGGGCTTGGTTGCTGACCATCGCCTTCAACTTGCTCAGGTGCTCCTTGTCCTTCTGCATTACCACTAAATCCTTGTTCTCCCGGTACTGGTGCTTGGCCTACGCCAATCGTACCACCACCTGCCCCTGTGGGGTCCATAGGGTTAGCTCCTGCTGGAGCACCCGGTTGTACTTCGGGCTGCATACCCTTCATAACTTCGGCTTGCAGTGCAGCTTCTGCTATATTGTTAGTTACCTTGTCTGCGTCAAGCTCAAGAGACTTTGCAATCTCCCGAATGATGTAGTCCATTTTAGCAAAAGGTGCTAGTGCTGGATTAGATGCAACTTGCAGGAACTGCATTAAACGTTGACTACGTACTTCGTTAGCCATAAGACTTTCTGTACCACGTGCTTTAACTTCTAAGTCCCCACGTAGTTCAGGGTCAAAGTCAAACTGCATGTTGAATCGGAACAAGCCCTCACCCATAGGACGTAGTAAGTAATCATCAATGTTTTTAATTACATTCTTGATGCCACCACTAGCAGCATTCATCAACATACTAATGCCACTAGCTGTACGGCCTACGCCTGACACACCTGTTTGCCCGTGTGCAAAGGAAGGGAAGCCAGTAGATTCATCTGCCAGTACTCGTGCCTTATCAAACAATTGTAAGTTTTCACCTGCAACGTTGGGGAACTTGGTGCCATAGATTGCTTGTCCGGGTGCACCACCTTGGCGGCGGAAGACTTTGCCGGGATATACAGATAGGTCTTGTCCCGGTACTAAGTTAGTTTCATCTACTTCAATAAGAAGGTTACCAGAAAGTACAGCATTGTCAACAGCCATTCGCATGAAACCATTCATCAATGTTTGAGTATCATCCATATTTTCTGCAATACCTACCCCAAAGAATGAATAGGGATTTAGTTCATAGGGAACTGCATGATATGGAATACGTGCAGGTTTGAATGGGTTAAGTACCATACGCAAAAGTTTACCGTTACAAATCCACACGTTTGCTTGTAGTTCATCGAAGGCTGACAGTTCTTCTGGGATATCTACGCCTTGATCTTCAAGCATTTCGATATCTACCATACCCCAGTACTCTAGTACTTCATAACGTTCAATACCATGATCTGGTGTGTAGTCAGATAAATCATCTTCCCAGTATTGCTTATCATAGTTTTCACCCATAGCAATGGCTTCATCAATAACGGTACTACGGAAGTAAGGACGCCGTTT